TTTCAAGACTGAGTTGATGTCAAATACTCCACCAGTTCCAGCTGATTTATCATAGGCAAATGTTTGTCGGTTCTGAAGGTTTTCAACTGCTGATCGCTTAGCATTTCTAGCGTTGTTCTGTTCTCCATAGAGATATTCAGCTCTCTTACCGTTTAGGTTCTCTTGGATGTCTCTAGCTGTTTTAGCCAAAGCGTCTCCAGCATAGGAACTGTTTTGCAGTCCATTGCTTCGGAATTGTCCGGTGATCTCAGGAGCAAGTTTCTCTTGGAAGTTACGGTAAGCCGGATTGGCAATGTTCTTGTCAAACACCGCGTTGGCTTCTTCTGGATTGTAGTTGTAAAGATCAGCAAGTGGCCCTTTCCCAAGGATAGAGTCATGTTGTTGTTCATTCAACTGTTGTTGTCTTTTGTCTAGAGAAGAGACCTTCTTCTTCTTTTTCTTCTTGCTACCGAAAAGACCTGCTACTCCCCCGATAAGTCCACCAACTCCTGCTCCAATTGCTGTACCTACACCAGGGATTACAGAACCAATGGTTGCGCCAGTGGAAGCTCCACCGAGTGCTCCTTTTGCTCCACCTGTCCAATCTGCCATATAATCCTACCTTTGTTATCTAAGTTATCAAAGTCCACACAACAATATTTGGTGTAGTCCTGCTTGTCATTATCCATGCTTGATCTGTATCTGTTCTAACCGTAATGTCCCCAATTGAGAAGAACGAATTCCTCTGGTCGTTTGCAGATGGATCAGCTCCACTTACCACATCTTTTTTAATCCCCTGTGATAGAGCGTTAACTATGTCTGTATACATCTGTGACAATTGATTAGAAAGAGTAGGAGACAGTTCTTTAATCTCTGATCCAAAGTTCTTATAGACTGGAAGATTAAAACTCATACAAGTCTCCCTAATGGTTGGAATCCTGGCATCATAGCGTGAACTTGAATCTTAGCCCCTGCTTGGTTGTTTCTCATACGGAACTGCAAGAAACGAGATGTCTGGTTAATCCAAATCTTCACCCATTTCTTAGATCCTATCTCAGAAGCTAAGTTTGAGCAGTCTATCTGGTATTGGAAAGTTGGGACGCTATTAACATCAGAATCATTCGTAATCACGTCTATATCTAGAAGAGCCGGAACGGCTACGTCATTCTCATCGGTTAAGAGGGTGTCAGTAACGCTGACATAGAAGTAGATCCATCCACATCTGACTTTCTTGTCCATATCCACGAAAGGATTCAACTTTTTGCTTAACGCTTCAAACGGGATTGTTTTCGACGCGATACCGCCGCTTGTGTACGCACTAAAGCCAAGGGTTGGTATGTCTACATCAAAAACGTTCCAAGCCGTTTGTATGGCCTTTATGGCCCCTTGCTTGTGATTTGCCTGAATCATGCCATTTACGCCTTCGAAAACGATGTTGTCTCCGATCTCGTAGTTGTTCCAGTCAGTAGTGACTCTTAGCGTGTCAGAATCTATGACAGTCATGGCTCGGATTTTCTGAGGATTGTCTTCGGTCTGTGTATCGTTTAGTCTCCAGATCTCTCCCTTATGTCCACCGCCTATGGAAATCGGCGATCCCTTGTTGAAGGGGAAAGCATTCCAGTTCCCATACTTCTCCGCTAAGGCATCCCAAGAAGGAAATCCATTAGCAGCCGTGAGATCCGACCATAGTATAATGAATGAAATTTGGAAATTGCCCATGCAAGAAAGTGGTATGCGATAGACTGCATAATTGTCCTCTTCAAAGTTAATGACGAGAATACGATCTGACTCTCCATTCGTTAACAATGGAGGTCTAATAGTTCCTTCTGAGGGATAGATCATGTAAACATCTCTATCTTCATCCAAGAAACCAGAGAAGCATCTAAGGAATTGATCTGAACGAATGCTATTGAAGGCGAAGTCTGGAATGTTGTTGTCCATCCTATCAACTTGATAGCCATCAGATATGATCAGTCCTCTTGGGCTCGCGGCTAAAGTTCTGTTGAGGTAAGAGATTACGGAGAAGGCTGCGGCAGAGCCACGGCTTCCATCTATCTTCTCTAGAGTGAAAGGAGTTACATCATTACCTGTGTACTTCAGAATCCATGTAGCAGCTTCTGTGTAGAATAGAACGTCATCTCGGTTAAAAGCAGCTCCGAAAAACCAAGTATTATCTGGAATGTCAATGAACCCAGCTCCTGTAGCTGTATTGTCAAAGGTATCTGAGTTAATACCGGTTCCGGAGATGCGAATTCTTCTAGGGAACAAAACACCGGCTTCGATGGTTTGGAAGAGCACCAATCGGTCTCTTACGTTAAAAATCTGTCTGGCATTGAGGGTTCCACCTGCCCATACTTTTGTATAGGCAGCGATGGTAGTTCCATCGTATTGCTGGATTACATCCCCTACGACTCCATTGGCAAATAGAAGTCTTGGAACACTAGCGGGTGTAGCGTAGTTTACCCATGACCAAAAGTCTGTAGCTCCACCATTATATGTTCCAGCTGGGATGTCATCTAATCTGTCTGTAGCTGGGTTATATCGGTTCACAAATCTAGTATCTGCAACGATCAGCTCTCTGACGTTATTCGTTGGATAGAAGCTCATTACTCCCATGACTGGAAAACCTGGATGGTAGCTGTAGGTCAGAAGAACGGTAGAAGCAACAGCAGGAGCAAGAGTAAAAGTGACTGATACGGCTCCGGTTGTGTAGTTGATAGTTCCTGTTCCAGCACCTGTAAATCCTCCAACCCCATCATCTGTTAGCACTTGAGCTGGGTTATTGCCAGTTACAACGACTCTTCCTCGTGCGACGGGAGCAGTTAGAGTCCAAGTGTATGTTCTATTTACTCCATCAATCGCCCCAGTTGCAGGGGCAACGTTGGCAAGCTGATGAACCATTCGGCTCTCTGTGTATGTGGACTTTAGTCCATTGGCAAACCCAGAGTAACCATCTCTCTTAGTGGTCACTCCTCTATAGACAAAACCATCCAGAAGATCAACGAATGCATCATTTGGCAAAAGCCAAGGTTGAAGCTCTCTGTCGAATCCTGTTGAGTAGTTTGATATCAAAAAGGATTGATAGCTCATTATATTGATTCCACCATGATGTAATAACCAACTGTTCTAGCACTGCTATTGCCGTTAACTACTCTTATGTTTGAGCCGCTTATGGAGATATTAGGTCTACTTGAGTTAGGGCTTTCCTTAATCAAGTTGGTGTCTACGAAAGTGGTACCGGATTTGTAGAAGAGGTAGTATCGGTAGAAGTTTCCGGATGGGCTTATGTAGTTGACGAAGATCGTTCCCTGGCTGTTATTCGGGATCGTATAGATCGTTCCCGATGTAGCACTTCCCGCTAGAGCAACCGATCCGGTGACTTTAGTAGGAGCAGGAGCTATAGGGGTAATTTGATACTCTAGACCAGCATCATCCATGTAGAACAGATTCACTGCTCCACTGGCTGACTTGGCATACACACGTCCTGTAGCAGCCAAGACTCCAGATGGAGCTTGTTGCGTTAGATGAACCACGTTATGGTATCCATCATCAGCCGCAGCCGAGAGGTTAAATTGGTGATCAGCCCCTATGATCGTTTGCAATCTCGCATAGTTGGTTTGAGACTGCGTTGGAAATATTGACGGTGAGTCACTATTTAAGGGAATTGCAGCATTGAAAGTCATAGTTTCTCCTAAAAGTCTGGGGCTGTTCTTTGTGATTCATACTGGTTCCAAGTCCTTGCCAATACTTGCCCTCTGTATCGTCTGTATACCTGGAAAACCTCTTGGTACTTGTCCATCTCGCCGTAGTCGCTCAAGATGTCTAATGCCGCTCCATAGGCGAAATACCTAGTGAGATAAGCTACTGGAACGTTGGCAAGTATTGACCCCGAATTCGTGTTGGTTCCTCCAGAGAAGGAGTAGTCAATCTTGTAGGCTGAGATTCGGATGTTATATACCTGATCTGGTGGCCCACGAAATGTCAGCTCGTTGTTGTAATACAACACATAGGTTGGCATCTGAGGAGTGAAGACCTGCTCCCAAGGCCATCTCGCATAGAACTCTTTTGGGCTTAGATACCAGAAGAGAGGAAAGGAGGTTGTTGCTCCAGTAGTATAGGCAACATAGGCAGGAGCATTGATTGTGCTAAAACCTAACTCATCAAGATCAACAGGCAAAGGATCTACCGTATCCGGCCCGATAGCAAAATCCCACCAAGTTTCGTTCTGGAATATCCTCACTTCTTGAGGATGCTCTTGCTGGACGAAGGCATTCAGATAATCAAACATGATAGCGTCAGTGAAGGCAGGGTCGTTTTTATCAACCCTACCCGTAACGTTTCTTATGATCTGAATGACACTTGTACCGGATTGCGGTAAAACTGGCCCTGTTGTCATAATCTATTCCTATGCGTATTCAAGTACGTTACATGAGAATCTTGGTGTCTCACCCACTTGTTTTGTCTCTGTATGGACTACGTTTCCATGCTCTGTTTTTACTTCAGCGAAATCGGGTGTAGCCAATCCGTTTAAGAAGTTAATCACTGGCAATGGAAGCATGTATGTTCCACCTGACTTGAGTTGGCCTGTCCAATCAATGTCTTTGTTTCTTACACGAACCTTCAGTACGTTCTCGTGCTGTTGGAATCTGTGGAATTTGGTCTTGAATTTCTTGTAGTAAGATTCATCTGGAATCTTTACTTTCATCTTGTTTCTTTCGTGTAAACATAATCTGTTATGCTTACGAACGTGTGCATTGTAGACTTCAAAGTCTTCAATCTTTTCGAACTTGAACGTATCAAAGTCAAACGCCTCAGCTTTCTCTCTGCCTGGCAGTTCTCTTCCTTGAAGCATTGCTTGTTCAATTACTTCTGCATCTCTGTCTTTCTGAGTTCTCTTGCTCATAATTCCTCTTGTAAAAGTGGGTAGGGACAAAACGTCCCCACCCTATTGGTTTTAAGCTACATCGCCTAGGTTGTAATAAGCGTTGAACTTACTTGCTACGAAGTAGATAACGTCGTTATCTGCTCCCATCACTGAAGTACCTAACAGAAGTCTGTAGGTAACAGGAGCGTCTACGATTCCCAAAGATGGGCCAGTAATGGTGATTTGACCACCTGAGGCACTGTATGTGCTTACTACTGTCACTGGGATTCCATAGATGTCATACAACGCGAAGGTAGTAGCCGATAAAACGTCTACGACATAAGTGTTGTTGTTTAGCTCTTGTCCGATGTTTCCGGAAAGCTTAGTGATGATGACTCTGTCGCCGTCAGATAGCCCGTGAGCTACAGTGACAGTTACAACGCCAGGAGTCGCTGTTGTGATCCCTGAAATTGTGCGATGTTCGTCAGTAAATCCACCGGCTGTATTAGCAATCGTTACCCCGTTTGTTGTTTCCAACACGGAAGAAAGATCGGTAGTACCTCGGCTTATGATAAGAGCGTCCCCTGCGGGCATGTCTCTAAACCAAACACCCTGAAGGTTGTTTGCGTCTGTGCCAAACTTTGTGTAGTTGTACCACTCAAGTTTGTCGGCCTGCCATGGCAATATAAGATTGTAGGCAGCTCCAGCGGATTGTAAGTATCCACCGTATGTGTTCGTAACTTGTCCTAGCTGGACTGTTCCAGAAAAGACGTTAGAACTGTTTCCAATTGGTGCAGTCATGTTTTCCTCCTTAACCTTTTGTACTTCTTAAGTTTACACACCAGCTGTCATCAAGGATGACTGAGCCAAGACGGCCCTTCCAACCCATTGTCTGTCTTTGGTTCAATGGATCTTGTCCAGCTCCCAAAGGCTTGATGATCATCTCCATTGACTGGTCATCAATCATGATTCGTCCGTAAGCGTTAGCCGCGAACAGCATGTTTGAGTAAACAGGTGGGGATACAGCAGAATTCTTGTAAGCTTCTGAAGTCATTACAAGGCGAACTTCGTCGCAAGCTCCGAGCTCAGCTTCAAGTACAGACTGTTGACGTGGGTAGTCAGCTGTTGCCAAGAAGTTAGAGAGTTGCTTGAAGTCAGTTCTAAGATCGGTGGAAATAATCATCCAATAAGCCGCCCAAACTGGAGCAGTTCCGAAGGCATTAGTACCTTCTTGGTTGGGTGATAATTTTTTACCGTTGTTCTCAGTGACAAAGTCTACTGCGAGTTCAAGGTCAGTAGTTGTTACTTCAGTGATCGCATTGCCGTTTACCCCGTTAAGGCAGTCAATTTGAGCACTTGTAGCAACAAGCATGTTACGAACGATTTTGTCGTAAGTGGATGCCATGTTCTGTGCGAGCATGTCAGCAACTTCGTTCGCTGTCTGATCTTGTACAGTGATGATTACATCGTCACTAAGCTCAACGACTTTACCGTACTGAGAAACAGTCGCGGTGATGTCAAATTTAGTAACTTGTTCAGCATTGGGAGTAACACCCTCTGTGAGAGGTGTTAAAGCGTCTGCTAAGTTGTCGAATCTTCGGAAGATAGCGTTCTTGCTGTTCTTCTGAGGAATACGTCTCTCCTGAGCGAAATAGCCATAAACATAGTATGGCTGATGACGGTCAAGGAGTATGTTGTCGAAGAACAAGTTGACTTCTGGGTCTACTTGTACTGTCGTTGTGGTTCCTGCGGCCATTTTTATCTCCTAGTCAAAAAATGTTTTGACAAGAGCGGCAAAATTTTTTTATGCCTCGCCTCGGAGCACCTTCTGACGATATTCCCTAAACTCTTTCTTCCCCTGTATACTCTTCAGATATTCAGTACCGCTAGGCTGCGCAGACTTACCGACTTCCACCGGTGATCTGGGCTTATTAGCGTTATCTACTATCCGTTGAGCATCTGCTACTGCCGCCTTAGTCTTTGGCTTTTCAGCCACTAAGTGTAAGTAGTCATCAACGATTTCGTTGGCACGGGCCAAGCGGTTTACGGCGTTATCTAACGTCGCTGCTAGCCAAGGCTTCTTGTCCAAAATTGGTTTTAAATACGTGTTTATCTTTTGAACTGCCTCAGGATTCATGTCTTGGTAGACCTGCTCAAGAATCTCCCTCTTCGTGAGGGCTTTCTCTTCTCGGAAGGAAGACTTAGTAAGCAAAGCTTCTGGGTCTTCTTCTTCCTCTTCTTCAGTAGGAACATTTTTCTTCGCTAGAAGATCCTCGTACACTTTCGTGCGAGTCTCAAATTCTTGGCGCTTCCGACGTTCTGCCTGTAGAGCAGCTAGGGGAACCATCTTTGGTTCGTCCTGTGTTGCATCCTGTTGGGAGACCTCGGCTTGCTCGGAGACAGCGGCTTGGTCTTCTTGTTCTTCGTTACTCATATAACTCCCTTTTTTCTACCGTTACCTCGGTAGGAGGATTGTTGAACCCGTATTTCCGCCGGTTACACGGATGGACTTCCCAAGTGTGGGAAAACTTAACATGTCCCCTGGATGCATGATCCAGAGCAGAGTCTTTACCCCTCTTCTATTGTCCACTTCATAGACGAAGGACTCTTTGATGATTCCAGGCTTCTCAGCGCACGCCTGTAGAAACGGACGAACGATGTCTTTGCCTTTCTTCTTCTCAATCTTTGCCTTACCCAATACCCAATACTTATCCCGATGTTTGTTCTCATTCAGGATCTTTTCTAGCATGTGATTGAACTGGTCGGTTATCCCTTCCCGTACTCTTACATGTTCGTCCATCTGGTGTTTGGGTGAGGTAATTAGCATGGTTGGCCTCTGAGAGATTCCTTCCTTGCTTCTTCTTCCTTCGCACTCATTGCTTTCATGCGATCTGAGTTACCGTATCCAGGCCCGATTGCGGAACCTTTCTTCGGAACACTCATTGGATTTTGCTTGGTGCTGTATTCACCAAAAGCACTTGCTCCGGCAGATCCTTGTGGAGGCTGATAACCTGGGTTATTCTGACCACCATAAGTTTCCATACGGGGCATCATCTTGTTAGATGTAGACGTACCTTTTGCCATATGTTTTCCTATTGTTTAAGGGCTTGTGCCCGTTTCATGTCCTTCTGCAACTCAGCTTCTGCCTGTTGCTTCTCTTGCATCCGAATATCGGCTGCGAGCTTTAGTACCTCAACTAATCGCTTACGAGGTATATCTTCTATCTGCGCTATCGTTTTGGCGTTATCTAGGAACGCTTTAGCATGGTTCTGAGTAACCTCAGACTCCCTTTCTTTAGCCAATCCAATATCCGCAAGTACTCGTGCCCTACGCTCTTCAGCCAGAGCTGTGGACTGGTTAACAGCGGCCATATCAAGCAACTTCTGCATTTGCACAGCTTCTTGTTCGGCGGCGGCAGCTTGTTGAGCTGATTCTGCTTGTTGACGCATAACCTCATGCAACTTGGTGCTTCCTTGTAAAGGAGCCACTTCTAGGATGTCAGGCCATGGAATCGGAGCTCCGAGAGCCACGAGTTGAAGGAGTTGATAGTAATAAGCTTCTCTTTGAGTTGTGGTCTTGACTGCTTGTTTGATAGCGCAGTCATATTCTTCAAACTGACCGGACATGAACTCTTCGGTCGGTTCTTCGTTGATGATTCTTTGGATCTTTCCTACGGAATAGTTCTTCTGGATGCACTCTATGACTAGTTTCCCAAGATACTTTCGTGACTGCTCAAGATTGTCAAAGATCCCTCTGTTGCCTTTGAGGCCGTTTGAGGCTCTAACTTCTGCGAGCTTCCCTGACACCTGGCTGTCGCCAACGCTAGAAAGACCAAGCAGCTCGTCAGAAGCACCAGGGATCTCCATGATGTTTTTATCAATGATATCCTGATATTGCAGATAGCCAGGTGGGATGTTAGGAGGACTAATCTCCCTAATGTCAGCATTAACGTCATATCCCTCGTTGACCACGATTTGTTTACCCTGACCGGCCTGCATCAGCATGTTTGGATCTAGTACGGCACCGTTCTTAGTGATGTAACCGGTGTTAATAATTGATTCCATCAAATCTATTATTTGAGAATGCCTTCTATTATATTGTCGTTGCGCATCTCTAATAGACCTTACTATTCCTTGTATCTTTAATTCAAAAGTATCAATTAACGGTTCGTGATATAATAACACTGGAATAAAGGGGTAATTATCAAGGCCCGTTGGGTCGGGGCCAGTGTACAAAAGTTGACCCGATACGATGATGTTTAGCTCTACAGATCGCTTGTGAGAGGCTATAAGCTGTAGTCTAGGGCCAAGACCCTGCTCAGCACGTCTAGCAGCCTCTTCCTTGAGTTGAATGCGTAGAGCCCTCTCTGCGGCCTTATCTCCATCCCACTCCTCAGAAACGCCTGTTTCCATGTCCACAAGGTATCTTTGAACCTTGTTGATTCGTTTCCAGTACTGATCGTAGGTGCAAAGGTTCTTTGCAATGTAGGTTGAGTTGTATTGACGATAGATTCCCAAGTACTGATACTTGTTGTCGCGTATCCCAGTGGGTAGATTATCAATGACAGTCGGATCTACCCACGGAAGCATAGATTTGATCTGCTCTTTAGAGAGCAAGTCCCTGGTTGAAGCCTGGTCACAATCACTGAGATCCCGCTTCGTGAAATAGGGATCAAGCATCAGCGCGTTGAATGGCTTCCAATACATTTTGATGTCGCCATTCACTTTGTCCCTTGAATAGTCCATGTAGAGTCCGATTATTGATAAACCGGTCTTAAGACTATGCTCAAAGGCTTCGGAGATTATGTAGTCGGCGTTAGCCTTCTCATACACGTAGTACAGTATGTCGGAGAACTGGTCTGCTGTTTGAACGTCTGATCCCTCAACAGGGGCGCAAACTGTGGCAGTTCGGTTTTCTCTTTCGTAGCCAGAATAGAGGTTTACAACGCGTCTGATCTTGTTTAGTTCCAAGATCATTCTATTTTGTCTCTCTAACTTGGTCTTCTCTAGATTAGTCCAGTTATCTCCGGCATATGCTCGTAAATCTCTATAGGCAGCAGCGTAGTACACTCCCCACGTGCGATACGCATCGTAGAAGAATTGGGTGAACTGAAACACCTTCTCATTGTTAGTACCTGTCGCTACATATCCTGACATTTGATCTCAAATATTTACTTGACACTCAGGTCAAAATTTTTTTAGAGCCACTCTTTTCTCATGCGTGCCCACTCTTCAGCAGACATACCCGCACTTGATCCCGTTCTTTGCACTGCTTCAGCGCAGTAGATGAGAGCCTTAGATCCGTGAGAGGCCCAGTCGTGGTAGCTCTTCTCTCGGTAACATCCCAGTTTCTCATTCCATTCCTTCCTGAAGCTTTCTACGGCTTTCACACCGCGTTCGCATTTACTCTGGTCAAAAAAGAATCTCGGAAGCATACTGCGGAGACATTCAATACCGAACATTTCGTTGGTATCACGAGGAAGTATGTCTATTTTAAGACCTAATCCCCTGGCTATGTCCGCAAAAGACTTGCCTGATCCTTTCTCTCTTGAAGCTGCATCATGTGGTAAAAAGTGCTTTTCGAAGATGTACGGCTTACTTTTTAACCACTTAACGTAATGTGCTAGAGCTTCATCACTGTTTTCATAGTAGTCAATGCAGTGAACCTCTTTTCCGACTAGTTGAAAGACCCAGATGGCACATGAATCCCCGATCCCAATATCCCAAGCAGTGTAGGTCTTTGCATTTTCATCGTATGGTAGGTGACATATTCTTCTTTCCTGTCTGGCTATAGAGATCATCTTAGCAAAGTAGTACCCCTCGTTAGCCGTTTCAAAGGCTTCCTCGGGAGTTGAGGGGTATTCCCTCTTCATGTACTCACCTTGTGTCAGCATTTTCTTTACATACCATGCTTTTTGCTCAGAAGTTAAAATAATGTCTTTACTTTCTAATACCTCAAAATAGTCTGACATGTCTTTACTTATCAAGACATTTTTTGAATCTAAGACATAATCTGGATGTTGCCACCAAGGAAAGAACCAAAGCTTCCAATCTAAAGTACCTAAACTAAGCTTTGCATCTTCCATCGCCTGAGCGGACTTACATAGGTTAAAGAAATGACCTTCCCTTCCCCTTGCTGTGGACTCAATGCATACGAATTGTCCAGCTTGCACCGCGTTGAGTGCTCCTGAAATAATCTCGTTAGCCTTGGTAGGATTCTCCTGACAGACCTTCGCAAACTCGGTGATGTGAAGTAGTTGGAGAGTTCCACCGCGCAAACTGGTGGCGACTCTGAATACGGAACCGTTGGCAAAACGCATCTCGTGAACGTTGTCCCGATATGCGTGGCACATGTCTCTAACGAACTGTGGCAGATTGTCATAAGCAAACTTTACCTTATCTACGAAGATTTCTCTTGCAATGTCTTTATTATCAGCTACAATAGCTGCATTCGTGTTGGGCTGGAACAAGCAGTAGTCTAGAAACAGGAGAGCATGGAAAGTGGTGATTCCAAGCTGTCGTGCTTTCAAGACGATGTTCAAGTTGTGAGGACGAAGTAAAGTTTTCTGTGCCCAATTGGGGGCAAAATCTACTACGTTCCCCTCTTTGTCTTTGATCTTATATAGGTTTGATAGCCTCCACTCCTGGTTGCCCAGAAGTCGGAAAGCATCATCTTGGGATAAACTCATTTACGCCTATGCTCTTCACAAGTTGTAGTTAGCCAATGTTTTGAATGGTCTATGGAACCTGGTTTACCGCAATACTCACATGTCCTAGAGCTACGATCTTCGTACTCATAGATCAGCTCTTCCATCTCATCTGTAGAGCAATGCATGTAAAATCTAAGGGTTCCATACTTCTCTTTCACTTGAGAAGCAGAACAACTGCTACCATATTCATCGGGTGTTATTGCCTGAACTAGAGGGTAAAGCTTTTCGCTCAGCTCACGGATTAGTTCATACCATCCGTCGCCACATTCAAATCCAAAACCCATCGCAGAAGACCGAATATCGGCCTTACTGTCGTAAAGTAAAGGGAAGTCGTTAAATAGCTTTTCTTCTAGTTCCTGTTTCATAGCCTTGTTTTATCAACTAAAATATTTACTTTACAACGTTTTTTTAAGAGGAGAATAAATAAACTTTGCTTTAGAAACATACATGGTGATATAGTTCACGCTAAATAGAGGGCTATATGATAGTGGACTGCGTAAGTGATTTGCATGGATTCCTCCCCAAAATGGATGGGGGAGACCTATTGATTGTAGCTGGAGATCTAACAGCTAGGGACACTGAATACCAGCACGATGATTTTTTCGTATGGCTTAACAATCAAGCCTACACAAAGAAGATATTTATCGCTGGGAATCATGATAACTACCTTGAGAAGAACAATGAAAAGTTCCTTAAGACTTTAGAGAAGTCTGACCTAGAGTATCTATGCGACTCAGGCACAGAGTTCCAAGGAGTCAAGATTTGGGGGTCACCCTGGACTCGAACTTTTCCTGGGATGAATCCACATTGCAAAGCTTTCACTTACGATACCGAGAAAGAGTTGTCTGAGAAGTGGATGTTGATTCCTACGGACACTAACATTCTTATCACCCATTCCCCTTCCTTTGGAAACTATGACTGGGTGAAGAATCCAGATGGAACCGTTGGCCCTTCTGTTGGAAGTCTATTGCTATGGATGTGGATGCTGACTATGATCCCTCACCTAAAATTGCATGTGACAGGTCATATCCATGAGGCGTACGGTAATTCCGTACATCCAAATGGCATTCACCTTGTAAATGCGAGTCATGTTAATGAGAGATATAAACCAGTGAACAAACCAGTACGGATTATCCTATGACTAAACCTGCTCCTGTTTCTAGTTCCTACATGGAACTATGCTTCCACGTAGATGGAGGCCAAAATCTTTACCTTAGAGTTCCAACTGTGTGGGATGATAGACGAAAACTTTGGATCGGCTTCGTTAAAACCCCCAAGACTCAACGATTGATACATGGGGAGGGTAAAGATAGCCATGAGCTACAAAACTCGTTTAACAAGGCAATAGCGACGATTTGGGAGAAAGGCGAAGATTTAGCCGATGAAGTGTTCTCTCTTTTCCAACCATTATCATACTGGGATGAGATGCATGCTTCCAACTAAGCTTTACCACTATTCTGCTCAGCCTTTGAAGAAACTTAGACAAGATTTCCACGATATGCACTGGGCTCGGATTCCTATCTTTCAGAAGCCACATGGATTCTGGATCAGCGTAGAGGACTATCCTGAAGATCAGAACTGGTACTCTTGGTGTGAAGGAGAAGAGTTTAGACCTGAATGTCTTGAGCATCGGTATCATGTGATCCTGAAGAAGAAGGCTAAGATCCTTCATCTCAAGAACGCAGAAGAACTTGAAGCTTTTAGCCTGAAATATGCATCCAATGATCCGGAGGACTTCAATAAGAAGTTCCCGATGGAATACATGGACAATCTGACCGGATATGTAAGAAAACCTTACATTTACTTGATAGACTGGCAAACAGTGATGAAAGAGTATGACGGTATAATCATAGCTCCCTATCAATGGAGCTGTAGATTGATGAATCAAACAACAAGTTGGTATTACGGATGGGACTGTGCGAGTGGCTGTATTTGGAACATTAGTGCTGTTAGGTCTTTTACTCTTCAGCCTAGACTGGTGGAAACTCAGGAATGCCAGGCGGAGGGAATTCAGACGGATTCACGATCAGCGGTGTGTTGCCTGCAAGGGTAAATTGACCCCCAGATATGTAGGCGTTATAGCTCCTACCGTCAATAGGGAGTCCATTAGCGTCGTAAAGCTGAAATGTGTCTGCGGTTGCTTGCTGTACGTAGAACAGACGGTTGTTAAGCTGTTGCATCCCTGTAGCAAGTGCGAGGGGCATATAGATGAATTGGGTTGTTCTAACTGCTTGGCCGTTTTCAAAGCCATGAGCTGTTAAAGTCACGACGATAGGAAGCGTTGCTGTAATCGCTTCTGGAACCTTCTGACGGTATGTGAAGTGAGATAGTGAGGTATCAGGATTGTTCGGATATGGAGATGGCGGCTGCTCATCAATGAAATCATATAACGGGCTAGCTGGATCTTGTGGATTTGGCCCACTTCCTGGAGTTTGAGGCATGAACATTCCTAAATAAAGACTTTACATAAATTCATACTACTGCGAAAAGTAAAGAAAAACAAGTCAATTCATAAGGATGCTATTATGGCCAAAGGCGAATACGAAAAGTCTATCAGAATTTCAGCTAAACCTGCTAAGAAATCAGGCCCTATGGTCTCTTTCGTAGAAGGTGCGAAACAATCAAAGGTTACGAAGCCTAAGAGTCTCACGCCCCTTAAAGCTGCCTCTTCTCGCAAGAAGTAGTTCAGCCTTTTTAGCGTACACTCTTCCCGCTCCCCAGATAAAGAGTACTCCCTCTTTCCTGCACGTATCCTCTAGGAAATCTCTTGCTAATGCTTCTATATACTCTCTTTCGTCGAATATGGTTCTGGGTATGTACTTTCCTTGAGTCACGGAACCGTCGTTAAAGAACATCTGTGCCCAAACCTTCACTTCTTCTGTCATCCCTGGAATCATTTGAAAGTAGTTTAGCATAGGGGTTGACACTCTTTTGTTGCATCTGCAATCTGTGCAGTGCTCTCCACAATTATCACATTCTCCGCTCATTTCTCCCCCTTTAAAACTGATTCAAAAATCATTTCAAACATTTTAAGTACTTGTTTTTTTTCTAGATTCATATGAGTAAAAAGAGCTGCAAAGTGCATACATAATCCAATTGCTTCAGGTGGATTAATATCGTTTAACTGAAAGAATTCTCTCATCAAAGATATTTTCTTTGAATGTTCTAAATACTTATCTTGAGTGTATTCCATCACTTCTCAAATCCTAGGTTAATTACTTTAAAGCTAATTGGCTTATGTCCTTCAAGATTCTCTTGAGATCTTATGACTACACCCTCTCTCTGCTTACCATTGGAGTACACACCTTCTCCTCGGAGCTCAAGTCCATCTCGTATGAAACGGTGTCCCCACTCTATGACTCTCACCATTGGGAATTTCAGCTGAATGCTGAGCTCTCTGAGTTCAGTAAAGGTGAAATATCTCTTGTTGAAGATGTTGTATGCCGAGAACATGAAGCCATCAATGTCCTTCAGTCCCATTGGATTACTCTGGATTCCAGGGCCACATGTCTCCCATTGAATAGCAACTCCCTCAGGCAAGTTCTCTTCAAGCTTGTACTTTTCAGCGACTTTCCAGTAGCCATTGTCAGGATTTCTGACCAATTCCAGGTTCCTAGAGCAAATGCCGAATTCTCCTTTCCAACGATATGCAGTCGTTGAGGAGCCATCGGCTTTCTCTGTCATGTACCATGCTTTGTCAACCAAAGCGTCAACCAGCTCGGGATATCTCTGGTAGTTGAGCTCGTCGGTCTTTGGGATGAATTCTGGGAAGTATCCCTTAGCGTTTCCTTGAAGATGAGCCGGAACAGGCTTGTGATACTTGGTGACTCCGAAGAATAGAGTCATGTCATCTCCAACCTCGCGACCTTCTCGGTACGGTTCAGGAATCG